CTCTAGCACGTATGGTTGACCCAATATCGTTTGCACCAGTACGTTACGCAGAAGCGATTGAAAAGTCGTTTAACCGCTTCTATGTACGCGGTACAATGCTTAACCTAGGCGACACATCAGGTCTTGTTAATGGCGTTGAGGACTGGGTAAGTTCTGCAGCGTTTAAGACTGTACTTGGTAAAGAAGGTCAAGAAGCAGTTATTGCTACTATACAGCGTAACTTGTTTAAGGCTACCACTAACCAAGAGCGTGCTGTTGCAATTGAATCAGGTATCACTGAGATTACTGAGCAGATTGGTAAGAAACTTAATTTAACTCCAGAAGAGATTGATATTCTTAAGCGTTCAACTAAGATTTCTGGTAGGGAAGAAGCAATTGAAAAGGCTTACAGCCTAGGCTCAATCGCTGAAAACCGTGTAGCAAACATTGTTAATGCTGGCGGAGAAACAGTTCTACTGCCAGATGCAATCTTGGAACACCAGTTGCTCCGCGATATGATTAATCTTCCTGATAGCAAAGCAGTCTTAAAGACTCTAACTAACTTCCAGGCTAATGCTGTCTATGGTCGCGTACGTCAGGGTAAGGTTCTTGCAGAAGAATTTGGCGATGTATGGCGTACAGCACAGTTGGTATTCCGATTCTCATACATCTTCCGTAACATTGCAGAAATGCAAATGCGTCAATTGTTCTCAGGTCACAATAACTTGATTTCAAGTCCGCTATCATTCCTATCAATGGTGATTGCAAACCCACAAGGCAATGAGTTCCAGAAGTTGGTATCTCGCTGGGGTAAGTATCAATATGATGCGACAGGTCAGATATTCAAGGAATCAGATGCAGAAGCAGAACTAACAGATGCAGTTCGTGCGTACCGTTCACAGATTAATCGCAAGCAGTCTGTCTCTGATATGCGCTCTAGCCGTCACTCACAGGTATTTAAGTTCTACAAGGTAGTAGATTCTAACCACCCACAGTTTATGGAAGGCTTTGCCTATACCATTAACAACTTCGTGGCTGATAAGTTCATCCCAGATGTAGTTAAATTAATGCAGAATGGTGACGAAGCAGCCAAGCGTGCCTATGTACAAAAACTCATTGATGAGTATGATACTGCAGATAACATCCTTAAAGACTTCTCAACAGGTGTGTTCCAGAAGAATGATGGTATTCGTAACCTGTTCTTGAAGGACCCTAGTGCAGGATTTGGTAAAGATAACTTCAACGCAGATAATATCTTTATCTATCTCTTTGACGAAAAGCAGGTAGATACTGTTGCAGGTAACATCAAGGCACTTGCAGGTAGTGGTCCTAAGTCACACTTAGTACTAGAACTACTTCGCAATGGTGAGGTTGTTGTTGAAAAGGGTGGGAAACTAACCAAGATTCGTGCTCCTTATGCTCAGGGTATCAAAAATACCGCTGAAATGGAAGTTGCTGAGAAGCAATTCCTCAAAGCAATTCAGAGTAACTTTACAGCAGATGATGTAGCAGGTTCTAATGTGTTCGTAACTACAGAGCGTGCTATTGGTCAGGCTGGTCCTAAAGAAATTACATACGCAGTTGACAAGTTCTTTGAACTAGCAACCCGACTAGAGTCTAAGTATAACTTTGGTCCTGAGTATCAGATGTCTTATTGGGACTTCATTGGTGGTTATGCTCCAATGCTCAAGACAGATGACCTCAAGCGACTGCTTACAAGTGCAAACAACTCACTGGCTCCTGTAACTTTTATGGGTCGTCCAGTAGGTCGTAAGCATCCCACACTTCGTGTTATCTCTAAAGAACTTTCAAAGCGTGAGAAGAACATTGATTACGTACATCAAGGTGCTACTGAACTGCAGACTATCCATCAGATGGCTGCGCGTGAGGCTTCTAAGTATGTTAAAGATTTGTTCTATGATGCTGCACGTCAGAATCAGTGGGCTAACGCATGGCGTCTAGCCTTCCCATTCGCACAGGCACACTACAACACACTTAATAAGTGGGGCGAATTGTTCTTGGCTAATCCTATACCTGCATACAAGTTTGGTAAGGCATACAACTCACTTAATCAAGAGGGTTCAAACACACTCTATGATATTAGTGGTATGACTTATGATGACAACCAAGGTTTCTTCTATACTGAGCCAGGTTCTACTAATAAGCAGTTCAAGATTCCTCTAGTAGGTTCTGTCATGGGTGCTATGGCTGGTATGAACATTGATACTCGTGAAGCACTGCAGATTACTGCACCAGTACAGTCACTTAACCTAGCATTTGGTCAGGTTAACCCAGGGTTGCCTGGTATTGGACCTGCACTACAGGGATTGTACGCTGCTAGCGGTAAAACAACAGCATTTGGTCCAGTTAATGACATTTTACGCGACATTATTACACCGTTTGGTGCACCTAAATCTGCAGAAGATTTCGTGTTTCCAGCATGGTTACGCAAGACTATTGCATACCGTATGGGTGATGAGACAATGGTACAGCGTGGTGTTAAGGACTGGGCATCATACTTAGCATCTACTGGCAAGTATGGAACTAATCCATTAGCAAATGATGCAGAGCGTACACGACTATTCCAAGATGCTGAATCACTATCTCGTGAGGTTGGCTTCTTGAATGCACTGTTTCAGAGCATCTCACCTGCTACTCCATCTACAGAGGTTCTTGCAAAGATTAAGACTCCTGAGAACAAAGTACAATTCATGACATTAACAATGCTTTACTCACACTGGGACGAGATTTCTCGTAAGAATCCAGGTGATTATGGCAAGTCTGTCTATCAGTTTGCTGAGGCATTTGGTGCTGAAAACTTGCTTATTGCACTAGGTGGTTCTACAGGTAACGTACGTGGTACTGATGATGCATGGACTTGGTTGAATAATAATCCAAGCGCTGCTGCTAAATATGCTCGTTCTCCTGGAGATGTAGTTCCTTATTTCTTCCCAGGTGGAGAGTATTCACTTAAGTACTACAACTGGCAAAAGACAACAGGTGCTCGCCGTAGCCTATCTGCTACAGAGTTATCTAATGAGGCTGAAAGCATGGTTTACTCAATGCTTAAGGACCAGATTGCAGAACAACAGATTGCTAATCGCTACCCAGACTTCTGGTATAAAGAGCAGATTGACAAGTTAAACAAGCAATTTGGTGGCTCACGCCCACCTGATGCTGTCACAACTGGTACAGCGCAAGAGCGTATTGCTCGTATTGGTGAGGCACTACAAGACCCAGCATTTACTCAATCACCTGTATATAACCAGATATCTGAGTTCTATCCTAAGTATCAAGAGTTCCAAACTATACTTAACAAAGCAAAAGTATCCAACTATGCAGAACTTACTGCAAAGGGTGGATTAGCAACACTCATGCGTAATGAACTTGTTTCATTGGCTGAGCAATTAATGGTCGATAATCCATCATTCTCTCGTATGTATTACGGAGTATTCGCAGGACAGTTGAAGGGCTAAAATGGCAGAACCGAGAGTACCTTATAACACAGGGTTTCAAACACCTACCGCCTTTTCATCAATGTCTAATGCAATCATTAGTGGTATGCCTGCTAATATGTATGGGGCTACTAATCCTTACTTGCCTTACTTAAACGCACCTGATGCCACTGCAAAGGCTATTGAACTACAGAACTTAAAGCGTATGCTTAGTGCTCAAGCAGCACCTAGTGGTTCTAAAGCAACTAATATGTTTGACCACTGGCAGACACTTGCTCGTGCTACAGGTTTCTCAAAGGCTAAGACACCTATTGGTGTAATTGGGGCTGGAGATGACTCTGCAATGGCTACAATTATTGGTCTTGCTGCTGCTAACAATGCAGACCCTATCTCATACCTAGAGACTCTTAAGGCTTATGGTGTTGGTGCTAAGCCTGGTCCTAAGCAACCAGATACCACTACAAAGTACAATAAGCAGATATCTACTGCCTTGCAGTTGAAGGATGAAACAGAGGCTCGTCTTGAGTTTGGTAATGCTTATTACACAGCATTCGGTCAAGCACCTAGTGCAGACCTAGACAAGAAGTTTGTCAACCAGTGGAACTCCACAATTAAGGCACAGGCTGCTACTAGCACTACATCCACTGTGACATCTTATGCTCCTGTCTATGACAAGAAGAGCAAGCCAGTTATGGACCCTAAGACTAAGAAACAGAAGATTGATAAGTTTGGCAATCCTCAGTACTCAAAGCAGTTAAAGAACGCTGATGGAGTTCTCCAGTACCAAGCAATCAATAAGGTTTCTACAACAACGTCTGGTGAAGGATTTAACGCCGAAGAACAACAGCAGTTCCTTGCTGACTTCTTGGTTAAGAACTTTCCAAATGATAAGTTTGATGTTGAGAATCTAGGTGGTGCTGCTAAGGCTATCTATGATGACTTAGTAGGGACAAGTGTAAAAAACTATGCTAAAGCACCAGACTTTGCAACGCTATCACCAGTTATCAAGGATATCCTTGGCACTGCTGACCAAAATGTAGCACAAGAAAAGATTAACAAATATAAGACTGGTATCCGTAATCAAGTTGCTGCAAAGTATATGGGCATTGCTGATTATGTAAATGCAGGAGAAGACGCTGACAAGTATGTCAAGCCACTCATGCAGTCACTATCTAATGCTCTTGAAAGAGATGTTACTGAATCTGATGCATTACTTAAGCAAGCGCTTAATTTTAAGGGTGATGATGGCAAGTACCGCTTACCTAACGATTGGGAAATGACTAAGTTAATCATGAGCGATGCAGGATATGGCAAGACCTCTACAGCCATTAACGAGGCTGTTAACTTAACCCAAGGTCTAAGAAGCAAGTTAGGACGTGGATAATGGCAGACACAACAAGTCTTGCTGGGATACTTGCTGCATCTAAAGCAGCACCAACAACAAAAAAACCATTAACTCAGGCAGAGATTGATGCTGCAACAGCAAAGCAAGTTGCTGCTGGTATTAAGAGCACATCTAAAGAAGCAAAGTTAGAAGGCGAAACTTATGCACAAGCAAATGCTCGCCTTACTGCTGGTTACAAAGCACAGGCTAAACCTGAACTAACAGTTGAAGGTAAAGCAGCAGGAGCAACAATTGAATTTGTTCGCACTGGTGCTGGTGGTGTTGGAACTTACAAGGAAGTATTCCCTATGGGGGCTGCTATTCCTGATAAACGCACAACCAACTATGGCAATGTTTATGATTCAAAGGGTAACCTTGTTTCAGGTACTGGTCTAAAAACTGGCACAGGTGGAAAGACAGTCCTGACCACTGTGGTAAACTCAGATGGTAGTACAACTGTTACTTATACAGATTTTACATCTACTATTATTCCTAAAAAAGTTGTTGCTACAACCGACCCTGCAGTAGTTGTTACAGGCAATGGTCTTGTGACATCTACTACAGAAACTGGGCCCACTACCAATGTTCAGGTGCTCAAGGCAGCACTTCGTAATCTTGGATTCTCCGCTGCAATTATTGATTCATCTACATCTTTTTTGACATCTCTTCTTAAAGAAGGTCTTGATTACGATAATGCTACAGAGGTATTCCTAAATAACAAGGAGTATACACTCAAGAGTGGCGCAAAGATTGAGTCACCTTTTTACACAGAGTATGGTTTCCTCAATGAGGGACTTGTAAAACCTAGGTCTGCTAATGAATTATTTAATGCAGTTGAGGGTTACAAAGAAGTAATAGACAAGTACAGCCTAAGCAAGAAATATCTTGACAAAGAATCTCTAAAACTATACACCAAGAATAATGTGTCTGTTGAGGATTTGGCTAGACGTGCAAACATTGCTACTCTCAAGTCAGTTAACCAAGACCCAGCCTATGTTGAGGCATTACAGAAACTTGGTTATATTGCAACTGCTGCTGACCTTAAGGATTTCTTCATGGACCCTAAGATTGGTCAAGAACAACTAAACATTAATCGTACTACTGGAGCATTTGCAGCAGAGGCTATTCGCCGTGCTCAATCTGGTATCCAATTCAACAGTGAGCGTTTCAAAGCACTAGCGCAGACAATGGTTGAAAAGGGTGTTACCGAAGAAGGAGCAGCAACGCTTGCAGCGCAGGGCTTCGAGAACATTGCTGCTCAACTTGGTACTACGACCAAACTCTCTGGAATCTATGAGAACCAACGCGCAGCAACTATGGGCCAGGTTCAATCAGAACTTGAAAAAGAAGAGTTTAGTGGTCTTGAGTCTGAGCGTCGCAAGCGCTTGAAAGAACAAGAAATTAGAGCCTTCCAAGGTTCAGCAGGTACCACAGCAGGTTCCTTACGTCAAAGTAACGTACTAGGACTCCTATAAAAGAATCCCCACCTGGACCCATCGGCCCCAGGGGGCGTATAAGACCGAAAGTACAAGCCAATGCAGATACCCCATCTGAATTGAGGTGTGCGACAACTACTAAAAGGGAGACTCGCTATGAGCGAAAACCGCGACAACTACTGGGCAGATGACGAAGACGATGAAGAAACAAGCACACCTGTGTTTGAATCAGATTCGGACCTTGTTAAGCGACTACGTAAGCAACTAAAGGCTGAGCAGCGCAAAAACAAAGAACTTGAGACATCATATGGTGAACTCACCAAGGCCCAAAAAGAGCGGATTCTAAAGGATGTACTTACATCCAAGGGTGTCAATCAAAAGATTGCACAGTTTATTCCATCCGATATTGAGGCATCTGAAGATGCTATTAGTAACTGGCTAGATGCCAATGGTGAAATCTTCGGATACACACCAGCACCTAAGCCAGCAGTAAACGAAAATGATATCGCTGCAATGCAGAAAATGGATTCTGTGCTAACTAATGCTGAGACACCTGCTTCTTCTAACGATTTACAAAATCGTCTTGCTAACGCAACAACGGAAGAAGAGATTCTATCCATTCTCAGCGGTCAGTAAAAAACCGCACACTAACCAGAAAGGGGATATCGGCAGATGCCTGATGTCTTTTCAACCACAACCTCGGGGTTAGGTTCCAATCTTGTAACTATGGCGTACGACAAGTTGATTGAAATCAACTTGCGTTCAACACCACAGTTCCGCGCAATTGCGGACAAGAAAATTGGAAACCCAACTCACGACGGTTCTTCAATTCGTTTCCAGTTCCACAACGATATTTCTGACACCTCAATCGCAGGTGCCACACTCGCTGAAACTGTAGACCCAGATGCAGTAGCATTGCCAGCAACAACAACCCTAGATGTCGTACAGACAGAACTAGGTCGCGTTGTACTTCCAACACGCAAGTTGTCACTAATGTCACTTGCAGACGTAGACCCATGGATTGCTAACGCAGTTGCATTCAACATGGCAATGACACTAGACAATGGTGTTGCTGCTGTTCTTGATGCAGGTACAAACGTCATCCGTGAGGCTGGCTCAGCACTATCAACAACTGCTGCAAAGACAGCAATCACAGCAACAGACACATTCAAGGGTCGCGACGTACGTTACGCAGTAACAAAGTTGCGCGCAGAGAATGTTCTAACACGCGGCGGAATGTATGTTTCATACATCCACCCAGAAGTTTCACACGACCTACGCACAGAGACAGGTAACAACATCTGGCGTACACCACATGAGTACCAAGGTGTTGGTTCACTCTATGCTGGTGAACTAGGCGCATGGGAAGGTGTTCGTTTCATCGAGACACCACGCATGACAAACACACAGTCAGGCTCAGGAACAGGCGCAACTCAGACTCGCGTCTACAACACCTACGTACTAGGACAGCAAGCACTTGCTGAGGCAGTATGGAAGGAACCAGGCATTGAGTTTGGTAACGTTGTTGACAAGTTGAACCGTTTCCGTCCAGTCGGCTGGCATGGAATCATCAACTGGTCTGTCTTCCGTCAGGCTGCGTTGTACCGCATTGAGACTGCTTCAACAGTACGTCCAAACGCGTAATCTAAGTATTTAGATGGGTGGGGCAGGGGGTAACTCCTGCTCTATCCATAAAACGGCTTAGGAGGCTATATGGCATACAGATTCACAACACCTACAGTGAGCGAAGGCCCTGCAGGTGAAGGCCGTCTATTTGGCCGTTACAGGCTTACTAGAGGCATTACAGTTCTTAAGATAGATGGCGAATACTACGAAACTCGCTATCCATCCTCAGAAGAGGTAGATGCCGCTGACGAGGCATACTTGGGAGGATACTCCTATGAAGTTAGTCCAGGAGAAAAAGCCAGTCTTGAGGCTGCAGGTTATACAGTGGAGACGGTATGAGACATAGATTAGACCATCCAGAGGATGTTGAAGGTTGCTTTGGATGCAAGGTTCTAGGACTTCAAATGAGTCCAGGGGATGCTTCATCCCAGAAGATGGTAAGTAATAAAAAGTGGGACAGTGAGTTAGACGCCTATCGCGCAGCACGTGCCGAGGGGATTCAACCTGCTGGAACAACTATGAAAAAGATTCAGGAAGCACGGCGTGCCTCTGATGTCATGGGTAAGGCATTTGATGCCAACACCATGGGTGACAGCAAGATAATCCAAAACAAGACAGTATCTACACTCAAGGAAGTAGGAGTAATATAATGCCAATGGTAAACGGAAAAGAATACGCATACACTGCTAAGGGTATGGCAATGGCTAAGGCTGAGGCTAAGAAGACTGGTAAGAAGATGGTTGTAAAGAAGGCCAAGAAGAAGAGCATGCCACGCAAGAAGGCTATGTAATTATGTCAGTTAAAGGCGAGAAGTACAAGTCAATGGCAGCCAAGAAGAAGCATGAAAAAGCAGAAGGTCCTGCCATGCGCATGAAGGAATACGGCACTAAGAAGAAAGCCGCTAAGAAGACAGCCAAGAAGGCTGCAAAGCGTGGACTATTTGGGGGTATGTACTAATGGCTAAGAAAGTATCTTACTTAGATAACCTTAAGAAGGAACTAGGACAAAGTTTCCGCGCTTACCAGGCAACTGGTGAGATGAGCCAGAAGTCTGGTCCTGGAACAGATGAACGTGCAAACATGCTTCGTCGTAAGCAAGATAAAGCATTTGGTCAACTATTTGGTGCAGCCGTTCAAGGTCGTCGTTATGATGACAAGACTGGTAAGCAGATTAAGGCAAAGAAAAAGTAATGAAAAAACTTACTACTACTCAAAAATATAATCAGTTGAAACGCCAAACAGAATCTGCAGGCATGACAGTTACTGAGAAAAATGGAAAGTTAGTAGTTTCTCGTAAAAGGAAAAAGAATGCCAAAAGCAAAGCCAAAGGCTAAGTCTACAGTTAACGCTGCTGGTAACTACACCAAACCAGGTATGCGTGCTTCTTTATTCAAGAAGATTAAGGCTGGTTCTAAAGGTGGTGACCCTGGTGAGTGGTCTGCGCGTAAGGCACAACTACTTGCTGTTGAATATAAGAAGGCTGGCGGAGGGTACAAGTAATGGCTTTGGCTAAGTCTCAGCAGTCACTCAAGAAGTGGACTGCACAGAAGTGGAAGACATCAGATGGTAAGCCCTCTAAGGGCAAGAAAAGATATCTACCGTCTGCTGCTTGGGAAGCATTAACTCCAGGCGAAAAGGCTGCCACTAATCGAGCCAAGGCCAAAGGTAATGCAAAGGGTAAGCAGTTCGTAAAGCAACCTAAATCAGTAGCAAAGAAAACAAAAGGTTACAGATGAAAGACTCACGACTAACACGGGCTGGAGTAGCAGGCTTTAATAAGCCTAAGCGTACTCCAAGCCACCCTACTAAGTCACACGTAGTTGTGGCTAAGGTAGGTAGCCAGGTTAAGACCATACGTTTTGGACAACAAGGCGTTTCTGGCTCACCTAAAAAAGCAGGAGAATCTGCTGCCAATGCAGCACGACGTAAGTCTTTCAAAGCAAGACATGCAAGCAATATATCCAAAGGAAAAATGAGTGCCGCATATTGGGCAGACAAGGTGAAATGGTAATGGCAATTAATTCAGAGTACAGAGGTTCAGCCTCTGGCATAGCAGCAGCGAAGAAGAAGGCTGCAATGAAGACAAAGACAGTAGTAACTCCTGGCACTAAGGTGTCACAGGCTACTATCGATAAAATTAAAGCAATGGGAATGACAAAAGCACTCAAGAGTGCTGGTTCTGCATCTCCTGAAATGCGTGAAGGTTTGAAGCGTCTATACGGTGCAAAGCGTGTTTCAGCAGCAATGCCTAGCAAGCCAGCAGCAAAATCAGCAGACGCAGCACGTTCTAGTGCAATGAAGCCTAGCAAGCCTGTAGTAAGGTCAGCGGATGCTGCTCGTGCAGCAGCCTCAAAGCCTGCTAAGCCAGTGGCTAAGAGTGCAGATGCTGCTCGTATGGGTGCTAGCACAGTAATGTCTAAGACTGCTGCAAAGCCAGCAAAGAAGTCAGGAACAACTGACCCATTTGCAAGATTTGTATTTGGTGTTGGTAAGACACTTAAGGGTGGTTCAAACCAAGGAATGACTGCAGCACAGGTAGCAGCAGAGAACAAGCGTCGTGCAGATGCAGCAAAGAAGAATAAGTAATTCAAACTAAAGGAATCCAATGACAACGACCTATGCCAATTTGGTAGATGAGATTACTCTCAATCTGTCAGGCTATACATTAAGGCAAGACCGTACTACTCATTTGACTGCTGACGTGACCTCTTCTGGTCTATCACTAAGTCTGGGCAGTGTGACCAATATTGGTAAAGGTGTTGTGGAAATTGATGACGAGTTAATATGGCTAGATACATATGACCGTATCTCATCAGTTGGTAACATTGCTCCTTATGGTCGTGGCTACCACGGTACAACGGCTGCAGCACACACAACAAATACCAAGGTAACAATTGCTCCAACTTTCCCACGAGCAACTATTAAGAAGGCTATCAATGATACAATTGATGCAGTATTTCCTAACCTATTTGCTGTCGGAGTTCACACCTTCACATATAACACAGTTAAGACAACATACTCACTTCCTGCCGAAGTGCAAACAATTCTGTATGTCTCATACAAGCCAACAGGACCAACAGAAGAATGGCTACCTGTAAGAAACTACCGCGCAGACGTATTTGCTAATACAACAGCATTTGCAACAGCACAGAGTATTTCAATCTATGACCGCATTGAGTCAGGTCGTACAGTTCAAGTTTATTATTCAAAGAAGCCATCTACACTAACAGCGTCTGCATCTAGTGCAGTATTTGAGACTGTTACAGGATTACCTTCATCTTGCAAGGATGTCATTGTTTACGGCGCAGCATATCGCTTAGCATCCTTCGTTGACCCAGGTCGACTTAACTACTCATCTGCAGAAGCAGACAATGCAGACACCAAGATTCAATATGGCTCTGGTGCATCTACTGCCCGATTCCTTCTTGCTCTCTATCAGCAACGCCTAAACGAAGAGACTAAGAAACTACGCGATGTTTACCCAACCCGAATCCACTACACGAGGTACTAAAATATGACAGTCCGCAGATATTCCTCCACTTCTCAGGAAACTAACCTTGCCTCAGCGCTGAACTCTAGCGCAACTACTATGGTGGTCAACTCCGCATCAGCGCTTCTTTCTAGTATCACGCCTGGTGCTGGTGAAACATTTACTGTTGTTATTGACCCAGATACAGCCCTTGAAGAAATTGTAGATGTAATAAGTCCTAGTGCTCCAGGCAGCAATACACTAACAATTACTCGTGGTACTGGTGTAGATGGCACTACTGCTATTTCTCACTCTGCTGGTGCAAAGGTACGTCACATGGCTATTGGCCGTGACTTCCGTGAGGCTAACAACCACATTAAGAACGAGACAACTGCTCACGGACTGACTATTGCTAACGTCCTAGAGACAACCGACACAAACATGATTACCACAGCAATGTTGCAGTCATCTTCTGTAACTACCGCAAAAATTGCTGATGCTAACGTCACAACTGCAAAGTTGGCTGATGGCTCAGTAACTTCTGCAAAGATTGCAGACCTAAGTATTGCTACAGGTGATATTGCAGACTTTGCTATTACAAGCGGTAAGATTGCAACAGGTGCTGTAGGCACAGCAAAGATTGATGACCTGTCAGTAACAGAGGCAAAGATTGCCCCTACTGCAGTAACTACTGGCAAGATTGCAGATTCAGCAATTACCAGTGCAAAGATTGCAGACGGAACAATTGTTGCTGGCGACATTGCAGATGGAGCCATTACCTCAGCAAAGATTCTTGATGGAACTATTGCTACTGGAGACATTGCTGACAGTGCTATTACTTCGGCTAAGATTGCCGATGGCACTATTGTGGCTGGTGACCTAGCAGACGGAGCAGTTACATCTGCCAAGATTCTAGATGGCACAATTGTTAACGCTGACGTATCAGCAACTGCTGCTATTGCTAAGACTAAGTTAGACCTTGGCGGAACTATTACCTCTGCCGACTTGGTTGATGGAACTATCGTTAACGCAGATATTAACGCTGCTGCTGGTATTGCACTTAGCAAGTTAGCGGTAGACCCACTGGCTCGTGGTAATCACACTGGTACTCAAGCAGCATCTACTATTTCAGACTTTGATACACAGGTTCGCACATCTCGCTTAGACCAGATGGCAGCACCTACTGCAGCCGTTTCTTTTAATAGCCAAAAGATTACAAATTTAGCAAACCCTGTAGATAACGGAGACGCTGTAAGTCTTGGATATTTTGCAAGCCAAAAGGGTGCCAACAATGGTATTGCTTCCCTTGATAGCACTGGAAAAATTCCAACTTCTGAACTTCCCGCAATTGCTGTTGCCACTGTATATGTAGTTGCATCGCAAGCAGCAATGCTTGCACTGCCATCTGATATCGGAGAAATTGCTATTCGTACAGATGTCAGCAAATCTTTTATTCTTTCAGCAGCACCTGCTAGCACTCTGGCAAACTGGAAAGAACTTCTTACTCCACCTGATGCAGTTCTTTCTGTAGACTCACAGACTGGTAACGTAACATTATCTAATACATACATTAATAGAACTACTGGTCAGTTGCTTGGCAACTTAGATGCAAATACTCACAAGGTAACTAACTTAGGCGCTCCAACATCTAACAATGATGCTGCTACTAAGGTCTATGTAGATACAGTTGCTGGTTCTGCTAGTGCTGCTGCTGCTTCTGCAGCCGCTGCTGCAACAACATACGATAACTTTGATGACCGCTACTTAGGCGCTAAGTCAACTGCACCTACACTAGATAATGATGGCAACTCAATTATTGAAGGTGCTATTTACTGGAACTCAGTAACCAATGCAATGTATGCGTGGACTGGCACAGAGTGGGGTTCAATCTCATCTACTGCTGACATCTATCGCTTCCGCTTTACGGCATCAGGTGGAGAGACATCAGAGTCAGGTCTAGATGATAACGGATTAACACTTGCCTACATCCCAGGTAAGGAGCAGGTATACCTTAATGGTGTACTACTTGCTCGTACCTCTGATTATAACGCTACAAATGGCTCAAGTATTACAGGACTAGCAGCATTGACTGCTGGAGATATCCTAGAAGTAATTACATTCACAGCCTTTGAACTAGCAGACTCAATTGCTCGTTCACTCTTTGACGCAAAGGGCGACATCTTAGTTGCTACTAGCGCAGATACACCAGGTAAGTTACCAGTTGGTACAAATGGTTACTTCCTCAAGGCTGATTCATCTACAGCAACAGGCTTAGCCTGGGGCGCGGTAGTAACTAATCCTCTGACTGGAACTGGTGGAGACCTTGGTGACACTATCTTTACGGGTTCAACAACTCCTTCATCTCCTACAACTGGAGATATTTGGATTGACACAACAGTTGACACGACACCTGATTTAACACTAATGACAATTATGGGAGCGTACTAATATGCCAATTAAAAGATACAATGGTTCCGATTGGGAAGTCGTTGCTGGTGCAGGAGTCCAGGGACCGACAGGTGCTACAGGTGCATCAGCAACTACAGTAGTCACAACTAAAGGTGACCTACTAGGTTACAGCACTACTGCAGACCGTCTAGCAGTTGGCAACAATGGTGAGACACTTGTAGCAGATAGTTCCGCTACTACTGGTTTGCGCTATCAAACAGGCGTAAATGGTAATTACATAATCAACGGTGGCTGCGATATCTGGCAACGTGGAACAACTTGGACTGGTACGGGTTATTCAGGTGCAGACCGTTGGTATGCGGCGCTTGCTGGAACTGTTACGGTTTCTCAAGAAACATCTGATTTACCAACAGGAGTTGGCGTTCAGTACGGTATGAAATATGTTACTGGTGCTTCTTCATCTTACGCTCAATTTTATACAGCATTAGAAACTGCAACTGTTAAACCTATGCGTGGACAAACTTTTGTTGTTTCTTATTACTTAAAAACAGCGGGCTCTTATGCTGGCGGTGTAATTCTATCTGTTGACTATTCAACTTCAACAGATGCTTTAACTGCTCAAACAACAAACATTGCAACATTGGTGACCACTGGCTCGACTGCAACTTCTTGGACACGTGTTCAGCAATCTTTTACTGTGCCAAGTACAGCAGTTGGTTTGCGTGTTGGAATCTTGCCTGATACCGTTCAGGCTTCAGGTGTTACTGTAAGAATCGCTGCAATTCAATTAGAACTCGGAACTGTGCCAACAACCTTTAAGCGTTCAGGCGGAACAATCCAAGGAGAATTAGACGCTTGCCAGAGATATTACTGGCGACAAACTGGAACAACTTATTCAGTTGGTTTTGCAAAAGATACATTTTATGCTTATACAGTTATGCCTCACCCAGTAAGAATGCGTGTAAATCCAACGCTTGAAACAACTGGAACTGCATCAAATTATTTAATTCTTCATAACGCAACCTCATTTTGTTCCAGCGTACCTTCGCTTACACAAGCAAATCCTGATTGCAGTATGATTACTTATACTGTTGCAGGAGGAACTTTAACAACTGGTCAAGCAAACTTATGCAGTCAAAGCGGTGCTTCAACCTTTATCGGCTTTTCTGCGGAACTTTAGGAGCAATAATGGAATATACAAAAACAACTAATGAATTAGGTAATGAAATTATTACTTTAGTTCTTGAAGATAAAACTCTTTCTATACCAGCAGATACTGCTAATAGTGATTATCAACGCTATCTAGCGTGGCTGGAAAACCCAGAAGCGGAACAATCCACACCGAATCTTCCAAACTAACAACGAAAGGTAGTAACTAATGGCTACAACAACTAAGCAAATGTACCGCGGAGCAGCATCGCTGACATCTGCAACACTCTACACAGTACCATCTTCAACAACTGCTGTTGTCTCAAACATCATTGTGACTAACACAGCATCTTCTGCTGGAACATTTACGCTGAGCCTTAATGGAGCGGCACTGTTCACAACAACAACAATTGCTGCTAACTCAACAGCAATGTTTGATATCAAGCAGGTACTGACAACTACTCAGACCATCACAGGTCTTGCATCAGCAACATCAGTTAACTTCCACATCAGTGGCGTAGAGATTGTTTAAGGAGTAAGTTATGGGTTCATCAGTATTTCCTGCCGCTGGCGGTGGAGTTAATCAATTTACACAAAGATTCCTATCTAATGGAACATTTACTGCGCCATCTACTTGCAACTCTGTAGAGATTACATTAGTTGGTGGAGGTGGCGGAGCAGGTGGAATCCTTACTCCAGCAGATGCTAACCAAACTCGCGCTGCTGGTGGTGGCGGTGGTGGGCAAGTTCTTAAAAGAGTGTTTCCCGTAACACCAGGAGCCGCATACACTGTAACTATTGGTAATGGTGGCGCAGGTGGTGCTGGTGCGCAAGCAGGCTCGGTTGGTGGCGATAGTTCATTTGGCTCACTTGCAACAGCGCTTGGTGGTGGAGGTGGTTGGGGTTGGAACCAAAATACAGAACTTAAGGCTGTCGCAAGAGCAACATCTGGAGGTCAAGTAGGACAGGGAAACCAAGTTTTTGCAGGTGCTGGCGGTGGCGCAGGTGGTGCTGGGCAATTCTTTACACTCTCAAACCCAAACGCTTACAATGTCCAGACTTACACTGGAAGCCTAACTAATAATATGAATGCAATTGCTGGTGGAACGGGAAATTTTGGTGGTTCTAGCAGCAACGTAATACAAATTGGTGGAGTAGGAATAGACGGTTTTGGCGCAGGTGGTGCTGGTGGTATGGCTGCATTTAGCGCAGGCCACCCATCAAGCAGTTCAATGAGTACTTTTAACGGAATTGCAGCAGTTCTGCAACAAGGTGGACAAACAGCACTTAATGGAACTTCTGCTGCTGCAAACACTGGTCACGGTGGTAATGGTGGCGGTGCAACATCAAATGGAAGCAACCTTTCATCTACTGGTGGCAATGGCGGTTCTGGTATTTGCATCGTTACATACTTGGCATAAGGAGAATATAAATGACTAAAGCAAGAGATTTAGCCAACTTTGGAACTGCTGGTGCTACTGTATCTGCAACTGAACTTGGATATGTAGATGGAGTTACATCTGCTATCCAGACTCAGATTAATGCAAAGCAAGCAGTAGTTGCCAACGTAGATGACACTGAAATTGGTTACCTCAATGGTGTAACATCAGCAATCCAAACTCAGTTAGACTCTAAGGCATCTGCTACATCAATCCCTGACGCAACAACAACAACTGCTGTTCGTGGTCCAGGATATATGGGCATTCCGCAAAGTGCTGCAGCAACAACTGGTGCGTATACTATTGTTGCTGGTGATGCTGGTGAGCATATTTACTCAACTGCAAGTCGTACTGTTACTATTCCTTCTAACGCTTCAGTTGCTTTTCCAGTAGGTACTGCAATCTCTTTTGTTGCAGCAACTGGAACAACAGTGACTATTGCAATTACCTCTGACACCTTGTTACTGGCAGGTCCTGGAACTGCAGGTTCACGCACACTGGCACCATTTGGCATTGCTACTGCTATTAAAATTACAAGCACATCTTGGATTATTAGTGGAAATGGCTTGACCTAATGAGCGGTATACAGAATGGCTTGATTGGCTCTATGACCAAAAAAACCTATGCAATTGGAGATATTGGACCTTCTGGAGTTGGAAAAGTTATTTATGATGCTGGCTCAGTACAGTCTTGGGGTAGGTACATAGAAGCAGCAGAACCATACACAGATGCTGGACAAAGAGTATGGTCTGGGCAACAATTTGTATCTTGCGGTGCTAGCGGCACCGCAATAGGAACTGGCAAATCAAATACTGCTGCAATAATTGCACAAAGTAACACAGCCAACTGTGCAGCAACTATTTGTACTGCTTTCAATGGTGGAGGATTCACTGACTGGTTCTTACCTTCTAGAGATGAAATGACACAATGGTATAACCAAAAATCTTACTTTACTAGCGTTAATACTGGTAGAGAATACTGGACATCTTCTGAAACTGCTTCAGATGGTGGTTACGCAATTTATATGGTAACTGGTGGAATTTTCGTTAAGGGAAAAAGTTCTGGATATTTGTCTAGACCAATGCGGTATTTTTCTTAATAGATTATCCCTGAGCATTGGATTAAAACTGCTCAACTAACTTTTCTAACTAAGGAGCACAATGGCAACGCCAGATATTACGGAAAATATCCCGTTAAACGTTGGTAACCCTGGAACCTCTGGTTTCTGGTCTAACAATGCTGAGGATTATGATGTTGCTGTCGGTGGCTTGCCATTCTTCTTAGCACCTACTGACCAACAGCCTTACCAGCGTGAGACTGCTCCATACCGCAAAGACCAGTTCGACAATGGTACTGAGCCAGGAGAACAGTCACTAACTGGTTGGTGGATTCGTTCACAGTCATCTTTCCATGTTGGCAACGGTATTAAGTTCTATGACCCATCAGCAGGTGAGACAACTAAGTATCGCTTTGCCGACTCACAAGGTGTAGATGTATGGACTAAAGGCGAAGTTAAACTCCTCAAAGATGTAGTAGAAACACACGTTACTACTGGTCCAGTAGTAGGCACAGACCATCAACACCGAAATCAAAATATACATTCTATTCAATGGAGTGGGAATAACGGTGTGTTACTTCACGATGAATTTGACGTAGACAAGATTGCTGCTGACGGAACAGTTACTCATTATATTGATTATGTTCCTGGAACAACAGAAAAAGTATATGCAATATGCAACGATGGAGTCAATGCCTATTGGGTAACTAATCAAGTTCATGGTGGTGCCAATAAACTTCATATGTACAAAAAACCATTAACTGGTTCTTCTGCAAGTACTGCAGATGAAACTCTTATGTTTCGTGGTGATTCAATTGTTATCACCTATGCTGCTATGGATTTTATTAAAGACCGTATTATCCTATGCGTAAATAACAGAGTTTATGAATTAGCAACAAATTCTACTTCTTTGCCTTCTCCAGTTTATACAAATCCTAACACCAACTACCACTACACATCTGTGGCTGCATCTGGTCCTGCTATCTACACAGCGGGTCACTCAGGTATTTACTCTACTATCCAGAAGTACACACTAACTACTGCTGGTGCTATGCCTACCCTCACACAGGCTGTAGTGGCAGCAGAATTTCCTACTGGTGAAATAGTAGAAAAGTTATATTACTATCTAGGTTACATGATGATTGGTACATCTAAGGGTGTACGTGCTTCTATTGTTAGCCCTGATGATGGCTCTTTATCTTACGGTCCACTTATCGTTGAGACATCTCAACCAGTCTATGACTTTGCTGCACGTGACCGTTTTGTATGGTGCACATCAGGTATTGGTGCTTTAGATGCTGGACTTATCCGTATTGATTTAGGTCAGAGCATTGAGGGTGAACCATTACGTTTTGCCTATGCAAATGACTTACAAGTAACCCAATCTGCAGAACACTATACAACAGGTGTTGCATTCATTGGCACTACTAATCGTCTTGCTTTTTGCACAGCACATAATACTACTGATGGTGCAATCTACATGGAGTCAGCAACAGTGCTACGTCCAACAGGATACGTGACCACTGGCGCTATCCGCTATGGAACACTTGAGCCAAAGAACTTTAAGTTAATCCGTGCCCGTGGTGACTTTACCCATGGCGCTATGGACATCTTTGCTATTGACCCTAGTGAAAACATATACACAATTATTACTTACAATGCTGCTGTTGGAACCCCAGAGGCTGCTACAACCAACCCAGAGGGCCCACAAGAGTATCTGTCATACAAATTTACGCTCTCACGCAGCGCAACCACGACTAGCCAAGGCCCTGTGTTTAAGGGTTATCAAGCCAAGGCTCTACCTGCTACAGCACGTCAACGGGTGATTCAGTTCCCTGTATGGTGTTTTGACGTAGAGACCGACAGATATAACGTAAAGACTGGATACGAAGGACGTGCGTGGGAGCGTATTCAACTACTTGAAGACATAGAGAAACTAGGAGATATCGTGAACGTGCAAGACTTTACTACTGGTGAGCGTGTGCAGGCTTTAATCGAAAAGGTTAACTTCTCACGCAAGACTCCACCATCAGGTCAGTTTGACGGCTTCGGCGGTCTTCTCCTCATCACAGTCAGGACTGTTTTATAATGACCGTAGCACAATGGCTTGGATTGGCCATCTCAGTATGTACTCTGGTTGGAGCCTTTGCTGTTTCAGTCAGATGGCTAGTCAAGCATTATCTTTATGAACTTAAGCCTAATGGTGGTTCAAGCGTTAAGGACTCAGTCATTAGACTAGAGGAAAAGGTTGAGATGTTGCACGAATTAGTAATTCAAATGGTTAAGAAGTAAGGGATGACAAATGAAACCTGTAGCCAAGAAAGCCACGCCTGCTGCAATTGCTGTTCTGCGCCAAGCGACGGCACTCAAGCCAAAGCGGAACAAAGCCTCAGATGGGCTTCTACCCAGTGCTGCTCATATAAATCAGAATCCTGATTCAGACCATAACACAGGTTATGCAGTAGACCTAACCCATGACCCAGAGTTGGGCATCAATGGGCACGAAGTCTATGCACATCTTAAATCTGATAGACGAGTTAAGTATTTAATTTTTAAGGGACGTATCTGGAGCGCTGAAAAGGGAGACCGTGATTACACAGGTTCTAATCCCCACAACAAGCACATCCACATTTCAATCAAGGATGACCACGGAGATGACACATCTAACTGGTTCCCTTGGTTGGGTAAGCCAACAACCATCAACAAAGTGAAGGCAGCAGTTAAGCCTCTACCAAAGAAGGAGAACAAATGAAAGAGTTCCTAACCCCTAAGCGAGTTAAGGCAATCAAGTCCTGGGCTACAGCGGTAGCAGCAGTGGCTGTCTTTACTGGAGTACAACTGGTCACTGACCTAGCACCACAGT